GCGAGCCAACGAGCGTCCGCATCTGTCGTGATCATCTTCGGTGTAGCAAAACGCAACAATGACTTAGCTAAATCCGTACCCTGTGGTGATAGAAAAAATGGTATCGGATACATACGACCACGGAAATCGAGTTGATGCGGAAAGTAAAACTTGTTTTTAGACTCGAATTTCTCCGCCGTCCATAGCGTCTTCATAATCGCTAGTCTCCTGGATCTCATCGAGATGTTTAAGTTATGAATCAATCCACACTTCCGACTGAACTCCTTACGAGCGACCATATCTGTCTCATAGATCGGGTTCCAAACCGGTAACTCGTAGTCACTACGGCGTATCATCTCCCCGATCTCCTTGTCGTTCTGCCACGCCCATTTAGCGACGCCTAAAACATCGTCATTAACTTCCCAAGCTGTCGTTTGAATGTGATTAACGCCTTTAACGACATCTTTCATCTGTCCAAACTTCAACGAGTCTAGGTACTTATAGTCGTAACTCTTAATAAAAGGTAACGGCGGAACCCCCTCGATGTCTTTATATCCGCCAACCCAAACGGACGACCATTCTTCAGGGAGTTCCACCGTCGGTAACCACAAAGGTTTCAAAATTTCTTGGTCTTTATTGTACTCTTGCATCCACTCGAACAACTCGTCGGTAGCTACTACATACAATACAGACTTCTCACGCTCACCAAGCATACGGAACGAGATGAGATATGTGCTGGTTCTGATCAGTTCCAACAGCCATGCACCCATCGAGGTGCGTTCCTTGAGCGACCATCTCTTCCAGCTTCTAATCGTTCCACGAGCGGCTTCAGCTTTCTCTTGCTTCAGGAATGTTTCCCGTAGTCTACGGTGGTCATGCTTACTGTGCTTTGATTGTGTCGTCTTTTTAATAAACGCAAACATCTCAGGATGGTTCTCCCGTAACTGCTTGTACCGACACTCATCTTCCAATGCGATTGCAATGGCGTTTGCAGTAGATCCAAGCGGTCGCTTCTCACCAATGCCATCAAGCGTGACCTTCAAAGCGAGGTAGCATACTTCATCAATGTCCATGTCCCACATCAACGGCATCCAAAACGGAATTGAATGGCGGTTCTTGCGGTGGTATTCGATGCGTCGTTCTGCTTCTTCAGTAAGTTTAGGAAGATAGTTTCTTAACAGCCTCTGACCGTATGGTGTGCGAGCTTCCTTCTTATACTCACGGGCTGATTGTACTATTCGTCGATAACGGGACACCCCATGCTCGACCATTTCCTTATTCAATTCGCTTTGACTCATTCGTTACCTCGACTAAATCCGTTAATATAGGGTTTGTCAATGCCTTTCCAAAACATCTCGTGCATCTGCTAAATTCTTCGGAGCGATCTTGGCGTACCTCATCGTCGTTTGTATCGAGCTGTGACCGAGCCACTCCTGTACCACACGGATGTCTACTCCCCGTTGTACCAACCTGGACGCACAAGTGTGCCTTAAACAATGCGGTATAAACTCCTTATCGTTGAGCATACCAAGCTCGGTCTTCATCTTTCTCCAAGCGTGGTTCAATACATCCTGTGTGAACTCAAATAATAAACCGTCGTTCGATGTTTTATAACGAGCTAATACCTCGTAAGCACGGGTAGTAAGCGGAATGGATCTCGACTTACCGTTCTTGGTCTCCCACAAGTGTACCATGCGTTCGTCAAGATCGACGTCTCTGCCCCGTAACTTGAACAACTCACCCGTTCTCATACCGGTATCAATTAGTACCTTGCAGAAGTCAGCAACGAAAGGCTTACCCATCGCATGAAACTTGCCAAGCATACGCATTTCTTCTTCCTCGTTTAACCAACGCATACGACCTTGTGGCTCCCGCTTTCTTTCGATAGCTGGTAACCGCTCGATATAACCACGTCTATAAGCGTGTCGTAGCATCTTTGACAACGCCGCTAGACGACGGTTAATCGTGCCGTTTGCTTTTCGATCGCCTTCGAGGTCAAGTACCAGGTCGTCAATCATTCTCTCGTCAACCTTGTTCACTTGTACACCGTTTCCCATACGGTCGCATACGTCCTCGGCATTTTGTAGGAGTCCCATTCCACTCTTACACCCGCGCCAATGCCGTTTGTAAACCTCGTCAGCTAGATCGATTATTTTCATTTTGTTGTTGGTTGTTGTTTCTGTCTTAGATTCCTGTAGTACAGGTCATCTTTCCGCCGTACTCTAGGAATATCAGTGCGTATGACAAGTATATTTCCATCTTCATCTCGTAAGTTCTTGCCGTTCTTATCTTTAGGGAACTCTTTTACTTGGTTCTTCAGCCAAAAAGCATCGAAACCTTTGAGAACTTCCTCACGAGTGGGCCATTCCGCCGTCATGTGCAGCCACTCACCTTGCCTCATATCAGCTACATCACCGATATGGAGGTCAGCTTCTGACATACCCATCTCTTCGAGACTAGGAATCTTACTCATATCAGTACCTTCCGATCCACGCTCTTTACGCCAGCTTCAGACACGTGTTCATCCGATTCAGGAGCGAAGTTCTTACGGTCTATCTCCCATACTTCCCCGTATAATTCGTGGACAAGATCCGCTTCATTCTCGAACCGAAGGTCGTCTATAATCACGGGATGATACTCGTCAAATAACGCCTTGGTCAACATACGACGCATACAGTTTACCCATATATCGTTGTTGATCATCATCCGTCCCCATTCAGTCCCCAAGGTCTGTAAGCAGTACCTACCGGTAACGCCAAGATGCGGAATCACTTCGCCCTTTTTATTACCGTAGATGTAAGCGTCGTCTACAATCGTCCGTAGCATCGTCTTTAACGGCGTTGCAAACGAGACTACTATCCCGTTCTCACCCGCTACAAACTTCGCATAGGTCGATTTACCAACGCCTTTAGGGCCTGTCAGAGCAATCAGTTTAGGCTTAGTTCTAGGCTCATTCATTGGTTTCTGTACTCTTTGGGTACGCTTTTGACTACATTGTAAGATAATGAATTATCCTTGATTCCTAGATAGTCATCTTTCTTGTAGTTTTTATCCAAGGCTTTGATTTTTGCATCCATAGGGTTATCAGCTTTAATTTTCACCCAACAATGTAGATGTTCTTCCACTTTAACTATGTATTCGTTTTTACTCATAATACTGTGTGTCTTCGATTATAAACGGTTTCTTAGCTACCTGTACCGTCGTAGTAGGGCGATTGCATATACGACGGTTGGTTATCTTCCGAAAGGCGTTCTTGCTCGCGTTCGTAAGCTTCGCTACCGTCGTCTTCAACCGGCTCCTCTTCAGCGTCGTAATGATCGTCGTATGGGCTGCTCAACCAATTATCGTATGGATCAATCATGGTGGTAAACCTCTTTAACTTCGTACCAATCGTACAGGTCGTTCTTTTGGTTAGTAGGGCCTGTTAATGTGTAGCCATGAGTCTTGAGCTTACCGAGCTTCTTGAGGCGATACAACGCTTGCTTACGCAGTCCAAGGCGTCTCGCACATTGCTCCGTTGTAAGCAGTTTACGACGACGCTTTAAGGCGATGGTTAACTTATATAATATGAGGTTTAGTTCTATTTTCATTTGTTTATTTATTATGGTTGTTATTGTGTTAGATTCGCTGGTGTAAACGATCGGATAATACTTGCCAAGCTAATTCGCAACAATCAGGTACTACTCCGTTGCCCAACAGCCTAAGTTCGTCCACCCTGAAGGTAGTCCCATTAGCTGGCAGACCCATGCAGGATTGAGCTTCGGTGACCCTTGGCTGTTCCCACTCGTACTGTGGCTGACCTGGTCTTGAGGGCCATCTAGTCTTGCCAAGTCCCGCCCCAAGCATTTCTGATTTGATTCGGTCGCTGTCCTCGCACCCTCGACATGATCCGAAGCTTGAGGCGTCGCCCAATTCTGTTTCCGATTCATGTCTCCCCGTTCCCAAATCTTTTCCGCTATCTTTACTTCTTCGTTCAAGACTTTCCCACCCTTCCCGTTCGGACGACTTCCACCGCCTGTTCGTGGCGTGGGCCAAGATGAAGACTCGTTTCCTTTGGTGTACTGCCCCCGTTTCAGACGCGCTGAATACTCCCCACGTCGTTCGATAACCTCTTTCTTCCAAGTCTCCAAGGACATATTTAAGTACCGGTTCTCCGTCTGCGGTCTTGGAACTAATGATTCCTTCGACGTTTTCAAGGAGGACATATCTTGGTCGCATAGCGGTAATTCCATCTGCGATGTATGGGTACAAGTGTCGCTCATCTTCGGTTGCTCGTCGCTTTCCTGCGGAGCTGAATGGCTGGCAAGGAAATCCTGCTGACAAGATGGTAACTCGGTCACGTAACTGCTCATACGGAAACTGCTTGAGATCCGTGAACACAGGACACGCATCCAATAGTCCCGCTTCCATTTTCGAGATAAGGTTTGCAATTGCATAGGTTTCGATCTCCACGTGAGCGATAGTTCTAAGTCCTGGAATAGCTCGTTTAAGTCCGATTCCGATTCCGTCGTACCCGCTGCACAATGAGACATAGGTAGGAATACTAGTGGTTTCTTCATAGTTCATCGGTCTCCCTTCTCGTACCACAGGAACGCAAAGCCAATCAATAAGATCATGGCTAACGCAAACAATGTAATCATGCTCATCGTGTCTCGTCGTTAATGATTGCTACTCGTTTGTCATGCTCGACTTGTAACGACAACAGTCGCTCCATTGCTGTGACATTGTTGGAGATGCGTTCCCTGATGCGTCCATAATGGTAGATCAAAGCTTCGATCTCAGCGGTTTCTAATTCAGTTACAGGTGTCATATATATTCCTTTGGTTAATGGTTATAGCCCCGACTATTGCAGAAAATATACCCCGTGCAAGACTTTTCTTTGCGAACACGTAAAAACTTTTGTTGCGAACACGTACACGTAAAACAACGCGTGTGTCACGTGCATCGCGCGCGTCTTTTTAGAGCGTTGGCCTTGGTCGGTAGTTGGTGTATTTAGTGTATTTAATCGATCGATGCAAAGCGTGGAAACGGTGCAAGTATGTAGCCAGTTTTTTAGGTGCAAATAAAGAAATTGACCATTAGAGCTATCAAGGGAGCTTGAAAGGGAGCTTGCAAAGAAAGTTTAAAAAAAGCTTGCAACGAGTTTGGAATCTGTTTTGATGGCGTTTCAAACGTGGCACGATGTCGCGTTGTAATCACAAAATAAAATAATATGAAAAACGAAATCAAAAATCAAATGACCATAGCGAATACGCTATTTGTCAAAGTTCATCACAAATACGGCAACCGATTAATCTATCCTGATTGCCCCTTATCATTCGCCTTTACCGATTTGCTAGGCACGAAAACCTTGCCATCAAACGCGATTGAAACAATTAAGGGAATGGGTTTTCAATTCAAAGTAGAAAGCGAGGAAATTTAATCATGAATAATCAACAAGTCGCTCATCTTTGGGCTAATCAATCAAGGGAATCGGCAAAGGGTTCAAACTTCTATTTCAATGATAAATCAATTTGGTCTTATGGTTACCATTTTGAAGTAGGCAGAATCGTTGAAACGGAAAAAGGAAAGGAAATCGTTCTTTTGAATGGCGAGTCTTATTCCGTTTCTACACAACGTCATCAATCATACGCAAGACAAGCTTGCAACCATTTGGAATCGTTTGATTTCCCTTTGCACAATAGCAGATATTCAACCATCGTTCGCCATGAGTTAACAAATGACGATTTTACACGCGCTTTTGTCTCGTTTGGTAAGATTGTGATTGATTCCGTTAAAAAGGCAAAGCGTTCAAGAAAGTATGCAGACTTGCACATCAAACAAGCTGAAAAAGCCATGAACGATTGGAACGCGCTTAAAGCTCATTTCCCAAAGTTAACAAAGGGAATAAAGCGCTTAAAAATGCCGGATGATCACCAGGTAAACAAATTACTTGCCAGCGATAAGGCAGAAAAAGCCAAACAACGGAAAGAAAAGCTTGAAAGGGAAAAGCGCATTCGTGCCATGTTAGCTCAAAAGGAAAAAGATTGGCTTGCATATGAATGCGATTATTTACCAAGGGAAGCGCGTTGTTTACTAAGGCAAAAACGATTGCAAAATGTGAATCATTCAACTTTAGACCTTCCAAGTTTACCAAGTACAAAGTATTCATTCACTAATACCATTGAAACTTCACACGGCGCTCGCGTTCCATTGGATAAAGCTCGTTTGTTTTACCTTGCAATCAATCGTTTCAAAGACAGTCCAAACGAATGCAAAGAACGCTTTCAAGTGGGCGATTTCCGATTAAATAAACTTGATTCAAACGGCGCTCGAATTGGTTGCCATTTCATCGAATGGAACGAGATTGAACGCTTTGCAAAGCAAATGGAATGGAGCAAATAATTATGAATAAAGACATTGAAGATTGGAACAAAGTTTCAACGCGCGAAAAGATCGTCACATGGCTCGTTGCCATCGTTGGAACGATTCTTTGGTTTGCTATTGTGTTTCTTATGTTAAGTGCGGGATCTCGAAGCCTATGATTTAAAGCTCCAAACAACTAAACAACCAAAGCCCGATTTGAGCGCGTCTTGAATCGGGCTTTTTCATGCCCAAATGGCTAGGTTGCAAATCGAGCTTTAAACGAGCTTTAAAAGTCTGGCGTGTGCTATGGTATGGAATGAGATTGAAACGAGCTTTAAGCGTGGTGTATGGCGATGAATGGCGTAGTTTTGAAGCGGGGCTTTGAACGTAGTTTTGAACGAGCAAAAAGTCGCCCGTAAAGACAAACACAAGTGAACGCTTCCAATCGCGTTTGAAACCCCTTGCAATCTGATAGAATATCCGTTGCCATGCGTTGATTATCAACACTTTATGACACACCCCCTGCCCCCTTACGAGTTTTTAAGGCCCCCAATGGGGGTAACGAACGGGTACGCACCGTATATAAGGGTCTCAGATTTTTTTAACTAAACCTTTTGAACGACGTTATAAACGCGCCATAAACCCTATACGTTTTAGACGGCGCTACTTACTCCCTATTACGGAGGTTTTTATGGCGTCGTTTCAAACCTCAGCTCATCCACGATCGTTTTAAGCTTATCTATTTCCTTTTCGTATATATCGAGTCTAAGGTCTTGACGGGCGTCTGCAGGTAATGCTCCAAGCTCGCCACGAGGCCACTTTATCCGGAACTCGCTGTTCATGTGAATGTCGTCTTTAAGACGGACTATTTCGAGTTCAAGAGCGGAGATACGGTTTACGATGACACTATATGACCATACCGCCGTAATGATTCCTATGACCAGTTTGGCGGCGAAGGTAGCGTTCGCTTTTATCTGTGTGTTCTCATCAAGTTTCATCGTCATCGCTCATATCATCTTCAAACACAATCTCATCGCCTTCAACTAGATAATCCATTTTAACGATCTCCAGGGTTCCGATTATAGTCGCGTGATTAAGGTCGTATTCGGCTTTGAAACGATTTACTACGTTCTGAAGCTCAAATAAAAATTGATCTGTTTGTTCGTTGATATTCATAGACTTATGGCATGGTTAGAAATTAAAAGCTTTACAATTCTGAAATCCGAGTATAATTACGTATAGTACTAGTGCAGGAACTGCTTAACCTAACGTTAGTCACTAAAGGTAGATATAATCGTAGTCATAATCGTTAACCTTAAGTTCGTGATGACTAAAGAAAGATTTGATCGACCATAGTTAACTACCGTAGTTACTAAGCTTTAGAACTAAACGTTAACTTAATCTTCGTCTTCACTACTAAAGAAAGATTGTGGTAAAGTTTAGAAACTAGTTAGTAAACCATTGGTTGCTCCGCCTAGTGAAACTAGACCCGTAACCAACGACGTTACTAACGAAGCGTTCTAA